GTATGGATTGGAGTTGGCCAGGGCGATGAACTGCATGATCGGATGCTTCGGCTCCAGCACGGTGCCGGGTATGGCGTCGAAGATGGTTGACATCACGATGATGATGCGGCGCGCCGCGAACTTGACGCCGGCGCCTGACTGGCCGCCGCGCACCGTCAGAATGCGATGCACCTTGCGTGCCATCTGCTTGAACAGGTTGCCCCATGGGCTGCGCGGGTCACCGACGAGCGCCGCCAATGCCTGCGCCGAAATGATGTCGCAGGAAAGTTCCATGCCTTCGTCGGTGGCGGCGATTTGCAGCGTCAGCTTGCCAGTCGGGTCGCGCACCGCGCTCGCCACGCCGATCTCCAGCACGAGCTGCAGCAGCCGGGTCTGCCCGTTGTACAGCTCAGCCTTACCGGTGACCGGCGTGATGTCGTCGCGGTCGGTGTAGACCAGGATGTACGGTCGGGCCCGGCCTCCGCCGTAGACCGCGGTGGCGATCGGCGTCATGTCGCTGTCCGACACGCGGTCCTGCGCCCAGGTCTGGTCGCGCAGCGCGCCGACCGCAGTCGCCCTAATGACCGTTCTTAGGAGGCTCATACTCGCCCAGGCGCTCTAGGGCGCGCAGTAGCTGCCGCGCGAGCACTGCCATGTCTTCGTCAGGATCGAGATTGTCCAACGCATGGTTGGCCAGCTCGATCGCGTATTCCTTTTCCGGCGCGTCGTTGCGTAACGGCTCGATGGCAATGGTCATTCTTCCTGCACCCGCGTCAGGTTGACGTTGAAACGGCCAGTCGCCGACGGCGTGATCGAGTTGATGTTGTGCCAGGTGCCGCGTTCCGGCAGATAAACCCGATCGTTGGGCTGCCAGTTTGCTGGGTTGCCGAGCTGGTCCTCGGTGATGCTCACCCACTCGGCCGCAGTGAGCACCGGGCCGCCGACGTTGCTGCGCCCGATGGCGATGGTGCCCGCTTCACCAGTGGCCGCAGCGCCAGGCATCACATAGACGCCGATGCAATAGAGCACAGCGCGGCTCGGATCGACTTGCGGCCCGCCGACCGATGTATCCTCAGCGCCCATCATCGGGTGCAGTTCGATCGGTTCGGCAAAGTAGGCGTCAACGGCAGCATCAACCTGGCGCTCGAAATTGCGCCAGATACTCATACGACGGCCACCGCCGGGAACGTCCGGTCGCGCAGCAGCTGATACTGTAGGCCAAAATAGGTCAGGCTCAGTGCAGCGTTGCCCGCGCTCGTGCCGGCCGCGATTTGCTCAAACAGTCGTCGCTGTTCGAATGATACGGTGCGCTCGCCAAATCGGATTTCACGCATGAATAAATCTCCGGTCGGTGTCACCATCGTTGACAATCCACCGGGTAATGATGGCGCCCCTCCCGTCATGCGCCGAACAATCAATTCATTGGCGACCCAGAGGAAGCGGGCCTTGGCGTAGACGGTCGCGTCCCAGCCGCTTGGATCAGTAAACACATCAGCCAATGCAAAGACGCCTGCAATATCCGCATCAGGAAAGCCGGCGAACACAGGGAACTGCGCCTTGAAGGCAACGATGTCCTGTGAGGTCGCCATGGCTTATTTGATCGGCTGGCGCGCTTCCTCTGCCGCGGCTGCATTGGCCGGCGGCAGCGGCGCGATGTCCTCGATCACAACCGGATGCAGCGGACAGGTGAACAGCTCACCGCGGTCATTGTATTTGATGCGCCCGGGCCGGCGTTGCTCCCGGAACCAGGCGATGTCCTCGTCCAGCATCGGAAACTCGCGCTTCTCGCCAGCATGCAAGGTCTGTTGCATGCCGTCCTTGTCGGGCACGAGATGTGTTTGTACCGGATGCGTGTTGTGCACGGTGACGGTTGACCATTTCTTCTGTTGCCGTTGTGCGAGGATTTCGCCCCAAGAAATGGTGACTTTATCATTCATGCCTGGTCCTCCAGTTTTAGGACAACAAAAAACCCGCTCGAAAGCGGGCCCGGAATACTGATTAGCTTAATAGATTTGCTGATCAGCAGATGCCGTCGACGTAGCGCGCTGAGCCTGGCAAGCGCCACTCGAGCCCGGCCAAGCGGAAGGCCCCAGGAACGTCGAACACGAATGGTCCGGTCTGCCATACCGGGAAGAACCGATAGCGCATCGGGATGTGTAGCTTGATCGCCTCGGGATCACGCCGGTAAGCAATCATGCGTCCGACACCGCTAGCGCCGGCTGTATCAAGTCCGCGTACGGCCTGGATCGTGATCGGTCGCCCCGTTTGATTTGTGTAAATATTATTCTGCTTGATCCATTGCAGCAGGTTCATCGTCGTGTTTGGCAGCTGCGTGATCGACAGTAATGACATCGCGGAGATCGGCAACAGAACCGTGTCCGCCATCTCAACCGTCAAGGTAGCCTGCCAGATATTGGCTAACGCGCCGTTGACGTCCTGCAGGATCTGCGCAATCAGCGGCGTTGTCTGTGCCAAGTCATAAGCCCACGTGTGCGGCGCATTGATGATGGTCGGCGCGGTGTGATTGGTGAGACCCAACCAGTTTTTCACCGAATCGCCGTACATCGCAATGTTGTGGATCTTCTCTTCAGCACCTCGTCGCGCGGCATTGGCACGCTCAGTCGTGAGATTGGTGCCTGGCAGTAACATCGCCTGGCCCAGTTCCTCAAGATTGTAGCGATAGCCGATGCCGGCCATTTCGATCGCGGCCTCTTGCTTGCCGCGGGTGATGTCGGCGAGCGGGACGTCGCGGCTCTGCATGTTGAGCCAGTCGGCGCGGCCATACATATCGACCGAGTAGAACGTGATCGACTTCGCATACTCCGGCGCCGAACTGTCTATCGGAACAAACTCTTCGTAATTCAGCGCGGGATACTTGATCCGGTAGACTTGCGGTTCGATGTAGGCTGTCTGTGCAACCAGAAAGCCCATGGCTTGCTGCTGCCCAGCATCGGTTGAGAAGAAATTGCGCATCGTGTGTGTCTCCTTTTGAGAGCAAAAGCTGAGCTAATCCAGGGATCAGTACTGGATGCCGAGCGCGGCGACGGCGAGCTGCCCCGCGAGGGCGCTGGTGTACCAACGACCGCCGGTGATGGCAGTCGCTGCCGCGGTGCCGCCGGATTGCGTTGCGCCGGAGACAGTTGCTCCGGGGACGTTCGTGGCGATCGTGTAGGCGTTGCCAGCAGTGCCGACGACCTTCGTGGCGATCAGCAGCGTATTGGCGCCGCTGCCTTGGCCCGAACCGCCGGGCGACGGCGGATCAACCGCATACTTGCTGAGCACGATATTGGCGTCGGCCGATCCATTCAGGAATGCCGCAAGCGCAACCAGCGTGTCGCCGAGGGTTGGGCCAATATTGACTTGGTTGCCGGTGGCACCCGACGCCTTGAACGTCACAACCGTGCTCGTGCCGCCACCGATGGTAATGGTATTGCCGTCGACCGGTTGGCTGGTGAACGTGACGAAGCCGGACGCCGCGGCACCCGAAGCCGAGTTCGTCAGGAGCCCGCTGGTCGTGTCGTAGAACAAGCTGTCCCAGGCGGTGACGTTGGCGCCCGCGCGGACAGCGATGCGACCGCGCGTCATGATCGAGACGTTGGTCCACTGGCCGTACTTGTCGAGCGGGTTTGGGTTGTCGGTCGCCGACAGCGGATCAACCGCCGCCAGGGCCAAGGTCTTGTCGCGCTGCACCAAGCCGATGAACTTGCTGCCGCCGAGCACGCACATCTTGTCGTTGGTGTCCTGACTGACGCCAACGCCGAAGCCGATTCCGGCCGAGGTGTTGCATACGCGGGTGATGGTCTCCGCATCGTTCTCGTCGATGATCATGCCCAACAGGAAGGGCGCGATCTGCGGACGATACGTCGTCTGCAAAACAGTCGTCATTTGTTAGCTCCTTTAGTCTGATTGGTCGGGATTTCGGGTCGCGACCCGAGCGCGTGCGCCGTTACTGCGCGGCCCTGCCCAGGTTCTTCCAAGCCTCCTCGCCGCCCTTGACCATCTCGTCGTAGGCTTTCTGCTTGATCGCCTCGGCGTCGGCGAAATTGTACGGATGCATCGGCGTCGAGAACGCGCTGACGGCGTCCTTCACCGTATTGCCGCTGCTCGCCGGCTTGACGTCATGGGTGAGCGAGTCGAATGAGGCCTTGATTTCGCCAGGCCCCCAGCCCTTGGCACGGTCGCCGAGCTTGGCATCGACAACCTGCTTGCGGATCTCGTCCAGTTCGATGTCGTCGACCTTGAGCTTGTCGCCGAGCACCGCGCGCGCCTTGCCGACGACCTCGGCGCGGTCGCGTGACATGGCGTCGAGCTTGGCCGGCGTGACCTTGGCATCGGCGAGCTGCTGCTTGAGGGTGACGATTTCCGCATCCTTAGCCTTAATGCCGTCCTCGGCCTTCTTGATGCTGTCCTCGCACTCCTCCTCCTCTGCCTCCTTCTTCTTCTTGAACTGATCGAACTCGTCGCTCAGCTTCTTGTAGCTGTCGTTCATCTTCTGGATCGTGCGCTGCACGATTGCCGCCGCAGTGTCGGCCATCTGGCACTCGATGCCGTCAACAACAACCGTCTTCAAATTCATGGCGTGATCTCCTTTGCTGCCATCGTCGCCAATCTTCAGCTGATCTCCACCACGCGCATTGGCGACGACGGCGAGGTGGTTGGCTCTTATGTTGGATTGCACGGCGTCGTATTCTTCGCCGTCCTCGGTGACGCCTGCGCTCCAGTCCAGATCGCAGTCATAACCGACGCTCAGTTGGTTCTTGCCGTCTTTGAAGGCGCGAATCGCGCTGGCGTCGCGCAGCATCATCGGGACGCGCACGGTGGTGCCATCGCGCAGCACGTCTTCGCCGGTGTCACCGACAGCGTACTTTTTCCAGTTTTCGGTGGTGACGATCTCGCGGGGATGATCGAGCGTGATCGGCAGGTTGGTGTAGCTGCGCACCGCGTCGTTTGCGAAGACGGAATCGGCCGGGCGATAGACGCGCACCTGCTCCAGATCCGGCCGTCCGCATTCATCGCCGTGATAGAGCTGAATGCCGGTGCGCGCGATGCGCGGCATGGCCTTGAGCACGCCGTCCCGGGTGTAGGTCACCTTGGCGGCGTCATCCAGCTCGATCGTGTCGCACATGGCAACGCGCGCTGGCTCCGCATCGCCGACGATCCTGAATAGATCCGCGGCGTCCGATTCCTCATAGGTCGCGGTCTCGCGGCCCATCGGGTCGCGCTGCAACGTCTTGCGTCGGCGCTGCGTGGACAGATCAGCGTCTCCGACGAATTCATCGCCGTTCCAGAACGCATCGCCCATTGCCGCATTGGCGGTGGCGATCGCCTTGCCTTCGTTGCCGTTGTAGGTCTTCAGCGCAGCGTTCGCGATCTTCGCCCACTTCTTACGCCGCTCGGGCGTGTTGGCCTTTTTGGTGTGGCTGGTCGCCTCAGCGGCGGTCCATGGCATTGTCAGTCTCCTGACATGTTGTCGCACCGACAAGTGTCGTGTTCATGCGATTTGTTGACGGAAGAAGTTGCTGATCGCGTGCCGATGGATCAACAACCATCGTGTCAATGCCTCGCGATCTACATCAACAAGTCGCTGTGGCTCAGTGACTTGTTGTTGTAGACAGCGTCGCAATCGCGAAATCTGAAAGGTCGGTTTGCTATATTAGTGGCACGGTCAGTCGCGGTGACTGATCGGGCTTTTTGACAAACGAGGAAACTATGACCACACGAGTAGAAAGAACTCGCGCGAAGCACAATGCCCTGACTGCAGAGTACGGGCGACTGAAAACGAGAGAAGAGAAACTGAAGGCCGCACTTCGCCGCCTCTGGGATAAAGAGGAGGAGACGAGGCGCGCAATCGTTCGCAGTCAGAAGCGGCTCGACAAGTTGCTGATCGTGACCCACAACGCGGGGCCGACCGCCTCGCCGTTGCCGGAAGTGATCAACAAGGTCGAGTCCAAACCGGCGGAGGTCATTGACGACGGGATACCCGACGAGTTCCGACGGGGACCCAAACCCGCCGCGCCGGCCGCGCCTGTCGCAGACGTCACCGAAGTCTCTTGGTCTGAGATGGTCGGTGATGATCTGCGCAGCGAGGCGGCCAGCAAGCTGCGCGCCGAGATCGCGACGACCAAGAAACAGAAACGCGCCGGGCAGGATGCCCGCCGCAAGGCCGCGCGATCCGGCGAGACCAAGCGCATGCCACTGAGCGGGAAAGACGCCGCGCGGTTTATCGCCGACGGCCGATAACACTTCAAAAGCCCCAGCTGAAGCTGGGGCTTTTTCGGTCCTAACCGCAGCGCTCGGAAAGCGGTCTTGGCGACGGAATTAAAACCGTCGTCGCAGGCCGATTCCGGGCGTTTTTCTATGGGTGCGACATACTGACAGGGCATCTTGCCCTATAGGGCATTGCGCCCTATATGTACGTCGTAAGAGAGAAAGACGGGCCCGAGCCTCCGGCCCAGTGTGCGAAGAAAGGGGCGCCCAGCAGCGGGACACACGCGCATCCGCCTAGTGCCCGGTCGGCCAGCCCATCGCAACGCGCTTCGGCGCGACCAATGCCCACGGGGCGGCGCACTTCCACAAGCGCGCGCTCGCGGCTGGCCGGATGGCCGGGGACGCATGCAAGCGCGTTGCGGTCAAGCAAAGCGAAAGCTTTGCCCAATTAGGCCGGTGAGGTCTCGCGTTCATTTGGCACGTCTGCGGACGATGACGCGAGCGCCTTTGGCACGCCGGTCTTATTGGGCAACAGCAAAAGGAGCAAACAATGCGAGCCCTTTACGAAGTCGCCGCCGAAGTCCGGCGCGACTGGAAGAAACCGTACTTCGGCGCGGTGCCTTACCTCAGCGCCATGTCTTCGTTGGGACATGTCAACGAAAACTACGGCATGGATAGCGGCAAGTCCGTCGTCCGCTACTTCCTCGCCAACGCGTCGACCTGGCGCGGCGAAACCGCCAAGCGGGTCAAGGCCGAACTGAAGGCGATGGTGAAGTAATTGAATAGTCGGCCCTCCGTCCTATCCCTCCAAGCATCAGATGCCAGTTAGGTGATCAACGGACAACGGGCCGACAATTCCCCTTTAGCCATCGCGGTCAACGTGAATGCGCCGACCGAAACCAGGCGGCGCAGAAAGGAGGCAACTGCAAGCGGCAGGCTCATACCCTTCGGTGGGCGACCTGCCGCTTCCGGGTGCAATCCAGCATCAAAACGAGGAGCTAACAAATGGCTTGGAAGCCTGAAGTGTTTGTTCAGGGCGCATGGTCCCGCAACGGGCTCGTGTTTGCCACCAAACAGGAGGCCGAGGACAACGCCAAAAACCTGATGTGGCGTTGGCTCTTGGTCGAGGACACCCGCGCCGTCGAGGTCGATGAGCCGGTCAACTACAAATGGGAGGCCAACAAGTTGGTCCCCGCGGAGGCCGTTAATGCGTGACTTCGTCATCCACAACCACGGCAGCATCTTCCTGCTGCAGCCGGAATCCGAGGCGGGTCGCGCCT